GCATGGCATGACTACAAGGGGACGTTCACCGCTGCGCAGTGCAACGAGAACAAGCCATACAGCGGTTCGCGCACGTGGTGGAACCATAGCCTAGACATAGGCTCTTTCCTGACCGATTTCGCTGGCGGCTCTTGGCTCTTCGGCAGGCGCAAGTACGACAGTATCGACCTGCGCATCACGTGCCAGTCGAAATACCGCGCGGGCATGGTCTACGAGGGCAACACGCATAGCGACCTCGCCACGCTCGATTGCTCCATAGGCTACTGTCCCGTGTACAACTTGACTGGCGCGGAGTACACGGCGGAGGGCAAGCTTGCCATCACCTACGCGACCAACTGGACGCGCACGGATGACCGCTACTATTGCCAGACGCTCAGCAGCGTTGACGGCGGCGCTTGCACCGTGGACGGTCAACCGCTATTCAATCAGGCACCGACAGGCACGGTTACCGCCAACGGTCGAATCGAGATTGACGATAGCTACCTGACGCAGCACGTCATAGGCAAGAGCATCTACTTAAACATCGCGCTCAACGCGGTCTACCGCCCTATTGCGATGGAGTTCGCGAGCATGTCGGGCACGGTTACCGTCAAGGACGAGCGCAAGTGCTCCACGCCGAAGCTGTCCGTCGCGGGGCAGGGCGAGGAGATCAGCATAAAGGTCGCGGACGCCAAGGACAAAGACGTTTCTTTCGAATACGCCGTTGTGAAGATGGTTGGCAGCGAATACAGCAATGACACCATCACCGTAGCCAACGGCGGCACGGCGGTTTTCCGCAGCGCACCGTTCGGTAAGACGCTCTACTTCGAAGCGATAGGCTACACGGCTGCCGGGGCCGTCTCGGGCGTCTCCAATCGCGTGTCCGCTTATTCGAGCGGGCGAAATGACGCGATTATCGTGAGCACCGAAAGCGCGAGCCTTGCGCTGAATAAGTTCTTGAGCGGCAGCGATCGCGGCATCTCGATATCGGCGGAGCCTGTCGCCGACGTGGTTAAAATCGCTGGCAAGTCTAGACAGTCAGCCTATTACGGCAGGGGCAGGACTGCCAAGCTGTCGCTTTCGGCTGTCATCGACCCAGACGAGTATGACGCGCTGCTCGCGATGTGCGAGCAGGGCGATATGACCTTGCGCGACCCGCTGGGGCATCGCTACAAGATAGTGCCCAGCGTCGATATCACATCCAAAACGCCGGAGCTGTATACGGTCGATATAAGCGGCAGCGAGGTGGGCGGCTGATGGGCATGAACTGGGCCGCTTCCGGCAGGCGGGACGATTACACGTTCTGCCTTGTAGACCCCGTGAGCCTAGTCGAGACCGGCGAGACCGTGGACGTGGTGGAGGGCGGCACTATCACCTTCGCCACGTCCGCCGACAACCGCGTCACGGCGAGTTTGGGACTGCACAACGCATCGACCGACCGCATGATTCGCATCAAGCACACCATCACGTTGCCCGGCGGATACCAGCACGGCGAGACGCTGGCAACGCTCTTCGTGGACGGCGAGAGCGCGACCGCGCAGTACCACCACTCCACGCGCGACGTGTCGCTCTATTCGTCCCTGCTGAGGGCGACGGCGGACGTGTGCGCGAGGGACTTCGCGAGACCGGCCGGCACTAACATCATCGGCGAGATACGCGACCTGTTGGAGACGGACGGCGGCAAGCTGCGAGTGCTGCAAGGCGTGGACGCCAACAGGACGCACACCGTCCCCGTCTGGTGGGAGGTCGGTACCAAGCGCAGCAAGGTGTTGGACGATCTCGCTATGTGGACTGGCTGCGAGTACGGCGTTGACGAGGACGGCTATATAACGTGGGGCAGGTACATCGAGCCTGCCAACAGGCCGTTGGCTTTCGTGTTCGAAGACGGTGAGAACTGCGTCTACAAGGCTGGCTACCAGCTCGATTACGGCGCGGACGATACCTACAACCGCGTTGTCGCGCACTTCGCGCGCCAATCCAAGCAAGATGACCCGTCCAAAGAGAACTACGACCCCTACCCGCTCAGCGATTCGGTCTACGTTGACCTACCCGCCACGCATCCTTACAGCTATGAGCGTCTTGGCAGGCGCAAGGCGTACGACCTTAAAGTCAGCGACCCGTGCGACCACGCATCGCTTACCGCGATGGCGCAACGGAAGCTGAACGAGGTATCTAGCAGCGACCACATACTGGTAATAGAGCACGTATCCGTGCCGGGCTTGCGCGAGGGCAATCTTGTGCAGTACATCAACTCGACCGACCCGCAGATGGTGCCGCTCTACAGCGTGTACGCGATCGTGGAGGAGATACAGATGGAGCTTGGGCGCGGCTGCATGTGCAAGACGAAGCTGAGGTGTCTGTAGATGATTAGCACCGAACTAGACCTCGCCAAGAAGCTCTTCGGCTTCGCGGGCATGGGCAGCGCCGTGAGCGATGACGCCGCCACATCCGTGAGAATCGGCACCGTCACGCAGATTAACGCGGACGGCTCCATTTCCGTTCGCCTCGCCGACACCGGCGAGACGGTCTACCTGCGAACCTCAACGCCCGTCAAGGTCGGCGATACCGTGAGCATCATCAAGCAGGGCGGCGTCTACGTTGTCTATGCGCTTGACGCGCTGTCCGAGCAAATCAGCAAGCAGGAGCAGGAGCTAATCGACTTCGCTGGAGCCTTGGGAGACTTGGGCACGCAAATCGATGGCAAGGTGGAGACGCATTTTTACGCGTACACGCCGACGACCGGCAACATCCCCGCGAGCCAGTGGGGCGCGGACGAAAAGCAAGCCCACGCTGGTGACCTTTTTTACAACACCAGCAACGGCTACGTCTACCGCTGGACTGGCAGCGCGTGGCAGCAGATAACCGACAGCCGGATACAGGACGCTCTTAACGCGGCGAGCAGGGCAGAGGACACAGCCGACAGCAAGCGGCGCGTGTTCACATCGCAGCCGACAGGCCCATATGACCGTGGAGACCTTTGGGTTAACGTGTCAAACCCCGGCGATCTTAAAGTATGTAGGACGGCTGAGGGCAGGGTCGGCGCGTTCTACGCGAGCGACTGGGTTCTCGCGACTAGTTACACGGACGATACAGCCGTCAACGAGCTTATCGATACGTTTTCGATGACTCAAGAGAGAGCACGCATAACGATCTCAAAGGGCAACAGCACGGAACCGACAACAGGAACCGCCTACTGGTGGTCTTTCAAGCCGTCTCGCGCTAAAAACGCGCCGACAGTGGCATACTGCTCGATTCCGCTTGCCAACGTTGCGACACCGAAATACTTCGGTGGCATGGGCGAGTGGACGCTTTCGGATTGGTCTTGGACGGTCAGGTGGCCGTCTACGTTCGACAACATCACGTACAGCAACCTGCCGATCGTGATGCTTGGCGCGTCTGGCTTCGGTGAATGGTGCTTCTCCACGTCCTACAACCGCGACACGGACGGAATCGGCCCCATCGTGGTCACGCGCCCGTACAAGGTCGGCGGCACCATCCCATCGGTGCGAATCGAGATAATGGCAGTCGAAAGGCGGTTGTGATGGACGAGCCTGAATTTGACGAGGACGGCAACCCTTATTACACGTACGTTGACGCACCGGAGCCGACCGTATGCGAAAAGCTGAATGAAGCCATGGCCGAGTTGGCGGCAACGGACTACTACACGCTCAAGTTTATTGACGGCGAGTTGACCGCCGAGGAATACGAGCCGCGCCGCATCAGACGCGCGGAGCTAAGGCAGGCTGTCCGAGACTTGGAGCCGCTCATGGCGGCTGAATTGGAGCAAGCATGAAACTAAATGACGTTTACGAGGTCGAGAGCTACAAGACGCGCGGAGCCACGGAGCTTAGCGTGCAGCTCAGCGGCACAACTATGGCTGACGTGCTCAGAATCGATGGCGAGGACTTCACCCTCAAGACCGACACGGGCGAGGTCAAGGCTGTTTTCAAGGGCTTTCAAATCACCGGTGTTTGCCTAGTCGGCGAGCTTGTCGAGCTGACCGCTTGCCGCAAGATTGACGAGCGCACAGCTGAAGCTATCCAGCAGCTCGAAACCAATCTAGCGATCGCGCAGAGCGAGCTTGAGCAAGCGCAGGCTACGAGTGCAGCGCAGGCCATGGCGCTTGCCGAGCTTGGGCGGACGGCGGCTACCGCGCAGCAGAGCGCGACAGGTGCGGCTATGGCGGCTGCTGAGCTTGGCACCGGAGTGGCAGACCTGACAACGCGCGTGACAGAGCTTGAAAAGACCAACCAGTAAGGAGTGATTGACATGGCAAATCTGTATTACAACCTTATCAAGCAGGGGCTTTGGCAGTTGGAACAGGTGCCTTACCTGTGGAAACCCCAGGTCGAGAAGCTGCTTGCAGCTGACGGCGATGGCGAGTTCAAATCTATGGAGACCGCTTAAGGCTGGTGATTTATGGACTCGCAACCAC